CTTAGATGGAAAGTTGATCAGCCCTGGGCCGTCAGGTCATGGACCAGGGTGCGGTAGGTGATCTGGTAGCGCGCCGGAATTGCGGCGGCCGTGGCATCGGCATCCTCGATGTCCCAATCGCAATCCAGTTCCTGAAGACCAAGCGTGGTACCGCCCAGATTCGGATCAGAGAACAGCGCGGTATGACAGGCCACCATCAACCGGTCGGCCATCACCTCTGCCGGTTCGGTGTTGGTGGCACGCGCCAGTGCCACGAGGCGGACGACCAGATGCCGCTCGATGCGGTCGTTGGCCCGCTGGGCGATAGATTCCGCCTCGGGAAAGATCAGCAGTGCCGGCGAAGCCTCGCGGGTGACTGCGGTGGTTGGTGAGCGCAGGATCTGAGCGCCTTCGCCCTGCGCGATAGGTGCCAGGCGACTGGCCAAGGCTTGCAGGATGCGTTCTCTGATTGAGTTCATGCTGTTCTTTCATAAAGGGGTTCGTACAATGGCGGGCACGTACAAGGATTCGTCGTGACTACCGCGCCCAAAACCAAGAAACATCGCCACAGCCAGTCCAAGCCCAGCCTCTACACGCTGCATGTCGAACTCATTGGCATCCGCCCATCAATCTGGCGACGTATTCAGATTGACGGGCGAGTTCGCCTGCATGTTCTGCATGAAGTGCTGCAAGCCGCGATGGGCTGGAATGGCTCGCATCTCCACAAATTCCTAATTCGGAATCTCCACTACGGAATTCCCGATCCGGAGCTCGACGAGATCGGCTGGGTCATGCACGACGAAAAGAAGTACCGCCTCAACCAACTGCTCGATGTCAATGACACCTGCGATTACCTGTACGACTTCGGTGACAGTTGGTTTCACCGCATCACGGTGGAATCCATCGAAGACATCGATGCCGACTCAGCGGGTGCGAACTACGCCCTGATCACTGACGGGCAACGTGCGTGTCCTCCCGAAAACTGCGGTAGTCCGGGCAACTACCTACAGATGCTTGAAGTCCTCGAAGATGCTCCGTACAGCGATGAAGCCAAGGCGCTGCGTGAGTGGGCCGGGTTTGATTTCGACCCGGAGCGCTTCGACCGGCAGGCCGCGAATGCCGCCATCAGCCGCATGATCTGGAATGGCTGGATCCGGATCGACCGCTAAATCCGCATCAGCGTCGCCCGGCACTCTGTGCCATCTCCCATCGCGCGAACTTCCCGTACCCGATAGGTAACGCCACCGATCACGAGTTCGTGACCGGTGTCGAGCACGACGTCTTCAGCGGGATAGCGGATGGCAAAGTCGGATGACAGTCCCAGGCCATCGAGCACCTCCACATCGGGCGCACGGAAGTCCACCAGCACTTCCGCGCCCCCGACCATGGCGGGTGTCAGCAGTCCAGCCCGACCAGCGGCGGCATAGAGATCACTGACTGAGACCATCAGGACATCGTCAGCTTGACCAGCACGCCCGGGCGATGGCACATCGGCAGCGGGTTGGACTGCGTGTGCAGATCGGTGCCGCGTTCAAACTTGCGGGAGTCCTGTTTGGCGTAGAGCGGCTGGCCGAGGGTATTGACGGTCTCGTTGAAGTCCGCCGGGGCCACGTAGGTACCAAAGGTGTCGATAGTGCCTACGGGGAAGGCATGCGCCTCGCCGGCCGCGATGAAGCGACGGGTCGCCCCGTTGCCATCGGTCGCCTGGCCGCGATACTCCTCGAACACGATGCCGCCGAAGGTGAAGCCGGTGCGCACGTCGTCACGCAGAATCGCGCCCTGCTGGAAGTTCTCGTAGGCCTTCTCGACCTTCGGGTGGGCGATCAGTTTCTCGAAGAACTCGGGAGAGCACAGGCAGCGCACGTTGGTCATGAACTCGCCGCGCAGGTTCTCCTCGATATGCGCCAACGTATCGACGCACTTCTGGCGGACGTTGGTGCTATCCGTGGCCAGCGCGAAGTTGATCGCCTTCGGCGCGATGCCGAACTCGTCGTAGAGGTTGTAGAGCGTCGAGCCGTCAGCATCGAGGATGATGCCTTTCAGTGCCCCCATGCGCAGGTGTTCGAGCGTGATGGCGTGCTTGTTGCGCATCGTTTCCAGATGGCGGGCCATGACGCCGGCAACGGTCTCCAGTTCGGTTTCCGATCCGAAGGCACGCAGTCCCTGAACTTCCTCGGGGAGCACCACGTCGTCGTGCGGGATGTGGGGCACAACGAAGGAGCGCATCTTGCGCTTGTCACGTTGTCCCACGGTACCGGGGCTGCCCACCGGTAGCGTCGGCAGCAGATTCAGCACGCCGTTCTTCTCCTCGATGAGAATCTGGCGGAAGCGCACCGGCTTGACTGGGAACAGGTTGAGAGACTCCAGCCGGCCGTAGCGGTTGGGCAAGAGGTTGATTGCGGCCGTGAGGTTGGCCATCGAGAAGGCGGGATTCGAGAACGGGTTCTGCATGAGAGGGCTCCTTTAAACAGCGTGGCGAACAAGCACGCCGGCCGCCTTGAGTTGGGCGATCGCGGCGGCTTTGTCCAGGGGGGCGATACCGGCCGGCCAGGTCAGGGCGTGATCGGCGACGACGGCATGACGGGCAATCAGAATCCCGTCCTCGCGATCGATCAGGGTGGCGTCGACCGAGGTGGCGAGAACGCCAACGGCGACTTCGGTGCCATCCGTGGCGGCCGGATCGATCTGCTTGACCTTGGCCGTGGTGGCGTCGATGCCCACCACGGTGCCAAGCACGAGGTTCTGGCCAGCGGCAACCGTGACCTGGTCACGCGAATAGAGATTGGGGGCTTCGTACTTGAGCAGATCGCCCAGGTTGAGACCTTCGGTGATGACGGGCATGGCTTACTCCTTTCCGGTGAGTTTCTTGACAGCCGCCATCAAGGGATTGGCGACAGATTGGGATTGCTGAGGGGCCGAGGCATCCGGTGCAATCGTCGAGCGGATTTCAGGGCTGTCGGCCCGGGAGGCCAGCAGTGCCTTGCGCACATGAACTTCCGAGACGCCTTCGGCGAGGAAGGCAGCGGTCAGTTCGGGATGGCCGGCAAGTTGACAGAGTTCGGCGATGGCTACGGCATCAGGGCGTGCCGCTCCGGCAGCAGGCGAGGCTGCATCAGGGCGTGCCGCTCCGGCAGCAGGCGAGGCTGCAGCGGATTCGTCGCTATCGTTCTGCTCGGTGGCAGGATCAGTTGCCTGTACCGGTTCATCGGGCTGCGGGGTTTGGACAGGGTCAGTCGTGGACATGCTTGTGTTCTCCATGAGCGTTGAAGGGGTTGCAACCAGTGAGCGCGTGGAACCAGAAACCGCGTGGCCGCGCGCCCGGCGAGCCACCAGAAAACTGCTGAAATCGGAAAGCACGGCATCGAGACTGCCGACCGCATCGGCCAGACCACTGGTCACGGCGTCCGCACCGAAATAGATGCCGGCCTCGGTGGCCCGCACGGCATCGACATCGAGTCGGCGCATGGCGGCAACGTGATCGACGAACAGGCCATACAGACGATCGACCTCGGCCTGCAGGCGGGCATGGGCGTCCGGGGTCAGTTTTTCGTGGGGAGAGAAGTCGTTCTTGTGATCCCCGGCCGTGATCGGCGTGTAGCGATAGCCCTGCTGGGCATCCCGGGCGGTCTGATCCACATGCATGGCGATCACGCCAATGGAGCCGACCCCGCCCGTCCGACTGACCAACAGTCGGGAGGCGGAACAGCCAATCGCATAGGCTGCCGAGAAGGCGGAATCGGCGGATACCGCCCAGACCGGCTTGATGGCATCGGCAGCACGGATCCGCTCGCCGAGTTCGAACACGCCGCCCGCTTCACCCCCGGGCGAGTCGATATCGAGAACGATCCCCTCGACCGATGGATCTGCAAGCGCGGCATCGACCATGCCGGCGATCTCGGCGTAGGACGTGAAGCCGGAGGCCGGGTCCAGTCCCACAGTACGTCGCACCAGCGAGCCGACCACCGGAATCACGGCGATTCCGACTGGGGCATCGATCGACGGCCGCTTCTGAATGGTTGGCGTGGCCAGGTCTGACTCTGGCCAATTGACCCGTTCGCCGAGCACGGAGAGGATCACATCCAACTTGGCACGGGCGAGCAGAAGCGGCGTCCCGTAGAGACGGGACGCAAGGTGGGGCAGATTCATGTCAGGGGTTCTCCGGGGTGTCGGAAGAGACAGGGACCGCTTGCGCAGTCCCCAGGTCGTGGCGGGGATCGGACTCGAACACGAGGCCGAGGGCATCCGCCCGGGCGTTATCCGCTGCAATCTCGCGATCGACATCCTCGGCGTCGTAGCCGAAGGACGAGATCGCCTCGGAGCGCGACAGCAGACCGGCACGCATCGCCGTCAGCATGGCGTTGAACTCCTTCTGCGGATCCACCCACTGCCAGCCCTGTGGAATCCACTTCACCGCCAGGTATGCGCGCCGCTGGGCCTTGCCGCCTCGGGCATAGCCCGGCAGCGACAGCGCCCCTTCAAGTACGGCCTGTTCGATGAAAGACTGCCAGATCGGTCGGCATAACTGATGGACGATCACGCCGTGCTGGAGGGCTTCGCAACGACGGCGGAACTCGAGGAGTCCAGCACGAATCGAGGAGTAATTGACCTGGGTGAGATCCCCGGTCAGTTGCTCGTAGGTCACGCCCATGGCGGCGGCGACCGCCCGGAATTGCATACGCAGGAACTCGGCATAGCTCGCGCCGACATCGGCTGGCTGCGAGAATTTCACGTCCTCGCCCGGTTCCAGGATCTGTAAGGTGCCAGGCTCCAGCCCAGCCAGCGCCACGCCGTTGGGATCGGCCGAGCCTTCCCCCATCAGGTTGTCTTCGGGGGCCAGACGGGTGATGAAGCCGGCGAACATCGCGGCGGTTTTCTTGCGCACCAGTTCGGCATCGTCGTACTGGTCGAGTTCGTTGAGTTTGACAAGGGCGCGCGCCAGCCACGGTTCGCCCCGGATCTGGCCCGGACGCAGCGGGCGGAATAGATGCAGGATTTCGCTGGCGTCGATTCGCGCAGTCTCAATACCACCGTTGCCGGACATGGGCGCCAATGCGCCATCCTCGGGATGAGTGCGATAGAGGTGGTAGGCCACGCGCCGACCGAGGCGATCGAACTCAATGCCGGCACGGATCACATTGCCGTTCTCCGCCGTGGTGTTGAGGGTCACCGGTAGATGTTCGGGCTCCAGCACCTGCAATTGCAGTGCGACGGCCAGACCATCCTCCTTCCGGCGATAGCGGATGCGGACCAGCGCCTCGCCCCCTTCGAGCATGGCGCGGCAGGCCAGTGCCTGCAGACCGTAGAAGTCGGTCAGACCGGCCGCATCGGCATCGAGCGTCCAGTCGCGCCACAGCGCCTGGATGCGTTCGCGGATTGTCGGGTCCGCCACCAGCGACTGCGGCTTGATGCCGGTGCCGATGGCGTTGGCAACATAGGATTCCAGGGCGGCATTGGCCCAGGCATTACGCCGCACCAGATCGCGGCTCTTGGTGCGCAATTCCGTCTGCGTCGCTGTCATTGCCGCCACGGCCCCCGGATTACTCGGCAGCCAGGCAAACGACCGTCGACCGGCACCTGCGGCCTCGTGCAGCGGGTTGCCGCCGAACATTCGGCGGGAGATTCGTCTGATCCAGCCCATTCAGAACCCCTTCGCCGTGGTGATGCGGATCTGCCGGGCGGCACGCGGAATCAGTCCGGTCGTCACGGCATCCTTGTGCAACGCCACTTCGACCTCATGGATCGCCGCCGTAAGCTCATCGATCGAACGGTATTCGACGGTCTTGTCGCCGAAGGTCACGCGCTTCTCGCCTTTGGCCAGGGCATCGCGCAGGGCCTGCAACTGGGCTTCGGTGTAGGTCGGCGTGCTCACCGGAACACCACCAGACTGACCTCGGGGGAGTCGGCCAGCGACCCCGACGAGGAGGTACAGACGATTTCCAGCCCGGCCTCCACCTTGTTGTCGGCGGTACCACGTGCGGCAGCGAAGCGAACGGTGCCGCTGTTCGTGTTGCTGCGCCCGGTGGCCACCCAGCAGTACCCCGTATCGGGCATCGCGGTCTCAAAAGCGATGCGGTATCGGCCAGTGGCCAGACGGGTCACGGACGCCACGTTGTGGGCGGAACGTAGTTGCACCGACCCATTCGCGTAGCCGAAGTTGACCCAGGCACGCGCGAGTCCGGGGTGGTCAGGGCGAATCAGACCCTTGATCTCGTTGCCGATGCGGCTGGCCAGCGCAGAGAGTTGCGATGCGAGGCTCATGCCTTACACCAGGGCAGCTTCGAAGATCGCGACAAAGTCGGTCGCTACGTCGCCAATATCGGTGGCAGCCACTGCTCCGATATTGGTCCTGGCCTGCTGCTGCTCCAGGACGGTGAGCGTCTGCGCGGCATCGAAGCGAACGCGCTTGTCGATCGCCGCCGTAAGAGCCGCAATACCCGACTGATCGTTCTGCAAGGCCTGCTGGAGTTCCAGCAGCGTGTCGTAGGCCGGGTCGGCACCACCCAGGATGTCCGCCTTGAGGGCATCGAGCAAGGTGACCACCTTGTTCGACGAATAGGTCGTCGTAGTCGAAACCTGCAGGTCATCGATCATGACCGCCGTGACAATTGCGGCCTTGAGTTCGTTAATGGCGGCGACAAGACTCGACTTGTCTGTCGTGGTCAGTGCCGTCAGGGTGCCGGTGCGGCCTTTGACGGTATTGAATTCCTCGGCAACGCGTAGGACAAAGCTATTGAGTTGGGTTTGCAAGCTCATGGGTTACTCCTGTTATGTCAGCCAGCGGCTGCGGATCAATTGACGGCCGGGTTTGCGGACGCCAGAAACAGCGAGGCCACCGCTATGGGTGGCCTCGATATCGGGTACATCGGACGATTCAGGGGGATCGGTCGTAACGATCCCGAGTTGCTTTTCCAGTTCTCGCCAGTGGCGATCCTCGAAGCGATCGAGCCCGGAGGCTGCGGCAGCGGCCCGGGCATAGACGTAACAGTCCAGTGCCTCGTTGCGCTCGCGCATCTTTTGCCACTCGCGGATGGCGAAGCCGTTCCGGTCGCGCCGGGTAATCAACTGCTCGGCGCACAGTTGCTGCAGGAACTCGGCATCCACCTTGGGCAGATGAACAAAGCCAGCCGGGTAGCGGATCGTCAGACCGTCCTCGGCCACCTCCGGCGATTTCCGGAGGTTGTTGTAGAACTCCAGCTTGGCGATGCCGCCGGCCACCGAGAACACCTTGATACCCCGGCGCAGTTTCTTACCGCCAGACGTGGCATCGACAGCGGTCGGCGTGCCGACCAGCGCAGCGCCCCGGGCTACACCCTTGACGGCCATCAGACGCGGGTCGCGCACACCCCGGACAAACGCATAGGCTTCCTGCGTCGCGAAGCCGGTATCCAGTGCCAGACGACCCAGTCCAAGCTGGCAGCCGGTTTCATGCGTCCAAGTTTCCCGCAGCACGCTGGCCAGTGCTTTCCACACCTCGTCGCGGGCGGTGTCACCCATCAGCACGCGATGCTCGACCAGCCAGGACTCCTTGCCTCTGCCGAAGGCCCATATCGAGACTTCGATGCGATCCTTCTGCACGTCGGCACCGGCAGTCAGCAGCAGGCCACCAACTGGAATGGTCCCGATCCGGTAGTCCTCGCGGCGTTCCAGCAAGCGCTGCCAGTCGGGCGCTTCGCCTTCCTCGACCCAGGTTTCCCCGAGTTCAGTGTTCTTGAAGGTCTTGATCTCGGCTGACGACCCGGACTCCTTGCTGATGGCACGCTCCCAGGCCATGGCGATGTCCCGCCACGACCGCCAGCCGATCGGGCTGTATAGGCTCGACAGGTGAAAGCCGGCCGTCTTGTTGCTGCCTTCGGCCGACTTTTCCACCATGGCCCGCCACTCGCCATGCTCCAGCATCCAGGTCTTGTGATGCTCGGGAATTGGCACCTCGCAGGACTCGCAGACGTAGGCCGCCGTCTCCGGGAAGGTGCCATCCTCACCTCGCTCCCAGCGCAGTTGCTCAAAGCGCAGCCACTGCCGATGACCGCAGTGCGGACACGGCACAAAGTAGCGTCGCTGGTCCGATGCTTCGTACTCCCGTTCGATGGTGCTGACACCAGCAATCGTTGGCGTCGACACGATGAAGATCTTCCGCCGAGAAAACGTTCGGGTGCGGGCCTCGGCCAGTGCCACCGCATTCCCCTCGCCATCAACGTCGAGGGGATAGCCATCGACCTCGTCGAGAAACAGGTAACGCACCGGCATCGAGCGCAGGCCAACCGCGCTGTTGGCCCCGGTCATCACCAGCACACCACCCCGGAATTCTTTCGCCAGGATGGTGTTGCCAGAATCCCGGCTCCTGGCCGGCGCGATCAGTTCCTTGAGGATCGCAGACTCCTCGATCAGCGGATCGATGCGCTGCTTGGAGTTGCGCTTGGCCATTTCCACGGTCGGCCAGACCGCCATCATCGGACCGGGTGCGTGGTGAATCACGTAGCCGATCCAGTTCGATCCCATTTCGGTGGCGCCCAGTTGGGCGGCCTTCATGAACACCACACGCTCGACCGGCGAGGTCGGTGACAGGCAATCCATTATCTCCTTCAGATACGGGGTGCGGCTGGTGCGCCAGCGCCCCGGTTCCGAGGAGGCTTTCGAGGACAGCATGCGGTGCCTGTCGGACCACTCCGATACTGATAGCAGCGGATCCGGGACAAGCCCCTCCCGCCAGGCACGTTCGATGTCGAGCGCGCCTTCGTAGTCTTCCAGTTCCATCAATCCACCCGGGCGCGCAGTTCGCCAAGTTCGATCAGGTGATCGCGCACGGCGGATTCCAGGGCCACGTGCAATTCATGGGCGTCGATTTCCAGCTTGGCGGCCATCTGCGCGGAGATGCGCGCCGGCCAGTTGAGCCAGGCATCCCGTTCCGTGCGCGCCAGTCGGAAGACATGAGCAATGGCTTGCGACCGGTCGACCAGGTCGCCCTTGAGTTGGGCCAGGCGCACCTTGTTTGTCTGCGCCTTGACTACTTCATTCACCGTCCTGGCCTGCAGCAGCGAGGTGCCGCCGGTCGAGAGAACGGGTGCGGCTGGCTCTGCTGGCTCGATCGTCCGTGCGCGAGGCGGCTCGACGGCAGCCGGCGCTGCCTTGGCCGGGGCAGGCTTCCTGGCTGACACCGTGTTCTGTGCCCACTCAAGGTCGGCCCGGTTCGGCTCGATCGTGCCGTCCGGTTCGGGCGTGATGCGGCCGCTATCGATCGCCTTCTTGACTGCCACGTGAGAGACGCCGCGATGCCGGGCGTAAGCGCGTATCGACAGACCCATGATCTACATCAAGCCCATCGCAGATGTTCTCCAACGTTGCGAATCAGAGCTTGGCTTTCCTCCTGAACAGCGCGTTCATGCAATCACCATCAACCAAGCAAGGAGATTGCAATGAGCTACGCAACAAAAGCCCAACCGGGCGATTACATCCGCATCGACGGCCAGGTGCTGCGCGTCGTCTTCGTCAATGACCGCGACGAGCAACCCAGTTACGAACTCGAAAATGGCCAGATCGTTGGCAACACCGATTTCAGTTACGAGGACGTGCTCCTCGAATCCGAAGTCCTTTGAGCAGGAGGCGCCGTGAACACCACCACCCGCGACTCGATCGACACCCTGGGCAAGCGACTCGCCCACGACGCCCTGACCACCCTGATCCGCCTTTACCCGGCAATCCGCGAGGCAACGGAAGCGCAACAGGAAGCCGCCTGCGCGGCGATGCGCGCGATCAGCCGGCCGACCCTCGACACCCTGATCGACGATGCCCGTGACGTGCCTGGCCTGGCGCAGGTCGCCTACCAGACCGCCGTGCTCACCATGGCACACGAGGGCATCAAGGTTTTGAAAGGCGGTCCGACCTGATTTGCATCAAGCCAGGTGCGGTTTCGCGAACATTTCGCGATTCAGTGCTTGGCTTCCATCCCGAACAGCGCGTTCATGCAATCACCATCAAACAACGCAGGAGCAGAGCATGACCACCCAGACCATCAACGCCAACGTGACCGACACCAACCACAAACCTCGCGGCGCGTTGAGCATCGAGATCGAGTTCCTCGCCGGCAGGCCTTGCGAGGTTCGCCACGACGGACTGACCTACCGCACCACCGGAAAGGACGGCCACCACATTGCCAGCGGCATCGCCACCATCGAGATGGCGACCGACGACGACGCCAGACTCTGGATCAGCCACGACGGCAGCCAGATCTGGGAAGACTGAAACTCATCCATCGACCAGGAGATCACCATGACCACCCGCATCACACTCAGCACGACCCAGTACGACATCCTCGAACACGCCATCGACCAGACCAACGGCCAGATCGTCTGGTTTCCCGATAATGTGAAGGGCGGTGCCCGGCACAAGGTCATCCAAGGCTTGTTCAACAAGGCCCTGATCACCCGCGACGGCCAGGACAATTACTTCGTCGCCGCCGAGGGTTACGTGGCCCTTGGGCGCAACCTGCCGGCGCCTGCCACCACTCACCCCGACCCCGAGGTCGAGGCCGCCGTGTCGGCCTCAGAGGCCAATTGGGCGCGAGAGAAACAGGCCGCCGCCCAGCAACTGCTCAAGGTCGGCGTCGAGGGCAAGCCCCGTACCCGCGAGAACAGCAAGCAGGCCACCGTGATTCAGATGTTGCAGCGTCCCGAGGGTGCCACCATCAATCAGATCTGCGAAGCCACCGGTTGGCAGGCGCACACGGTACGCGGCACCTTTGCCGGGGCTTTCAAAAAGAAACTCGGGCTCAACCTCACCTCGGACAAGGCCGATGGCGGGGAGCGTACCTACCGGATCATCTGACCCGTAAAACAATCGGGGCGGCTCGGACACCCGGTACCGCCCCGACTCACCCCAAGGAGATGGAGATTACTTCTTGGCTTTCTTCTTCGGGGCAACGGCGGCCTTGAAGCCAGCGCCAGCCTTGAAGGTCGGAACTGTGGTGGCAGCGATCTTCAGCACCTCGCCGGTCTTCGGGTTCTTACCCGTGCGGGCAGCGCGCTTGGAAGCCTTGAAGGTGCCAAAGCCGATCAGGGCGACGTCGTTGCCTTTGGCGACCTGAGCGGTAATGATCTCGACCAATGCATCAACCGCTTTGCCGGCCGCAGCCTTGGTGGAGTCAGTCTTGGCAGCCAGAGCATCAATCAGTTCCGATTTGTTCATGTAGGTGGCACTCCCTTTGGTTGGAAAATGCGGATTCTCCCACCAATTCATTTTTCATCAAAAAGTGCTTGGCTTCGTGATTGAACAGCGCGTTCATGCGTCTGTCACAGCAATCAACCGACCGGAGACCATCATGACCACCACCATCCACGCCCGCTTTACCCGCAAGCCCTGCAGCCTCGATGAGGTACTTCACAACACGGACCCGAGCGCACCACCAGAGTCCATCACGATCGAGTTCCGCAAGCAACTGACCACCGCCGAATACGATGCCTTTGCCAACACGCTGCTGGAGGATCGCGATTGGCTCACCGGACGCGGTGGCCACGCCAATGGTCATCGGCAAGTCGTGGAGGTCAGCGCCCCCGGCCGGACTACCCTTTACGTTGATCCTTCTGGAGGCAGCTACGGGCGCTACGTCGGGGTGGCGATTGACTCGCCGGGCAACGACCAGGTCAACGCGATTCGCTGGCTGCTCGACAATCGCCGGCCCGAAGTCAGCATCGACCAGGCGCTGAGCACCCTGCGCATCGCACTGTGCAGCGACGCCGGTGCCATGGAACTACTCGATCAAATCGCCACCGAAAAATGATTCAACTATCTGCGATAAATAGCTTGGCTTCTCAATCAAACAGCGCGTTCATACGGGTGTCGCAACGATCAACCCAGGAGACAACGATGACCACGAAGCAAACCATCCCCGCCACCCAGAACGAAGCCTGGGGCTTTTTTGGCACGATGAACGACAACGCCGAAGCAGCCTGGTCCGTCGCGATGACCGCGATTTCGGACGCCACCAACCAGCCCCTCGAATCGGTCAGGTTGTTCCTCGACAGTCGCCACGGACGTCACTTTGCGGATGACGTCCTCAACGAGATGCTGCGGGGCCAGACGATCCAGCAGGCCATCGACGCCGCCGTGATCCGGTGGATGGGCTGGACGATTGGCCGCCAGACCAGCAAGGACTACGGCATCCCCAAGGGGCTGCCTTACCTCACCGGCTTCGTGATCCACTGCGAAGTGACCGACGAAGCCTTCGAAGCCGAAGCAGCGTAAGGAGATCACCATGGCTGCCGTCGTCACCACCCCGCAACTCGAAGCCAACTACGACAAGTTCATCGCCGAACTGACCAAGCTCACCCGCAAGTACGGCGTGGCAATCCAGTCAGTCGGCGGGGTCATCCTCGCCGATGACCCCAGCGAATTCGGCAACGTCACTTACTGCGCCGACATCACCAGCGGCGACCTCCTGCCGGAGTTCCCCACCGACTGACAGCGCGTCGAATGCCACACCATCGGACAGCCTGATGGCCTTCGCCCCGGCATAGTCCTGCCAGCGGCGAACGATCACATCAACGTACTTTGGATCCAGTTCGATCAGCCGCGCCTTGCGGCCAGACTTGTGGGCCGCAATCATCGTCGTGCCCGAGCCACCGAACGGGTCCAACACCACATCGCCGGGACGACTCGAATTGCGAATGGCCCTTTCCACCAGTTCCACCGGTTTCATGGTCGGGTGCAGATCGTTCTTCTGCGGTTTCTTGATCTGCCATACATCACCCTGGTCGCGGTCGCCGCACCAGTGACGCTCGGCGCCCTCGGGCCAGCCATAGAGGATCGGCTCGTACTGGCGCTGGTAGTCGGCGCGACCGAGCGTAAAGGTGTTCTTGGCCCAGATGACAAAGGTTGACCAGTGGCCACCGGCCGCTCGGAACGCAGCCTGTAGACGGTCGAGTTCGCTCGATGACATCGCCACGTAGATGCCACCCTGGCAATGCGCCACGGTAGGCGTCAGTGCCGCCAGCAGGAAGTCATAGAACCCGTCGCCCAGGTTGTCGTTGAGGATCGCCCGATCCTTGCCACGCATCTTGTCCTTGGCCGAGTTGGCGTAGTTGACGTTGTACGGCGGATCAGTGAAGACCATGTCGGTGATCTCGTCACCGAGCACCGTCGCGTATGCATCGGCATCGGTGGCATCGCCACAGATCACCCGGTGCTCACCACAGATCCAGACGTCGCCCGCCCGCGAGACCACTGCGCCGGACTCATCCGGAACGGCATCCTCGTCGGTGTCACCCTCGGTGGTGGTCTCCTCGCCAGCTAGCAGATCGGCTAGGGCATCGGCGTCGAACCCGGTCAGGGCCAAGTCGAATTGATCGTCCTGCAACGCGGCCAGTTCCACCTGCAGCATCGCCTCGTCCCAGCCGGCGTTCTCCGCGATTCGGTTATCCGCGATCACCAGGGCGCGACGCTGGGTGGGTGTGAGATGGTCGAGCACCACGACCGGCACCATCGCCAGCCCGAGTTTCTGGGCGGCGGCCAGACGGCCATGCCCAGCAACGATGACGCCATCGCTTCCAGCCAGGATCGGATTGGTGAAACCGAACTCGGCGATCGACGCCGCGATCTGGGCGACCTGAGAATCCGAGTGGGTGCGCGAGTTGCGCGCATACGGCACCAGCTTGGCCGTGGGCCATTGCTCGATCTTGTCGGCAAGCCAGGAAATCGTCATGCCGCACCTCCCAGGCGTTCGCTGGCCACCACCGCGAAGGACTGCCCTGTCGACACCAGCGTCACCGGAACTTCGGGAAAGTTCTGCTGGAAGCGCTTCACCGCGACATCCACATATTCGGGGGCGATCTCGGTGGCACGCGCCACTCTGCCGATGCGCTCGGCAGCCAGCAGGGTCGTGCCCGAGCCGCAGAAGGGTTCGAAGACGACTTCGCCGACATCGGTGTAGGACTCGAGGATGAACTGGGGCAGCGCCACCGGGAACACGGCCGGGTGATCGATGTCCTGTCCGATCTTTCCCTTGTGCCGCATGATGCGAATCACGGAATCGGGAATCTTGGTGTCCTGAGTGGGCGTGCCGGCAGCAGTCCAACCACCGATCGTTCCATCCTTTTTGCGCATGGCCGTGGAACTGCCGTCCTTGCGTAGATGCGTTTCCTGACCCGCAAACTTGCAGGGCATGATCTTGTTGGCCTGCCGTGCCTGACGGTTGAAGTGGAAAACGAACTCAAACGAAGGTGCCAGCCGACCATTCCAATCGCCGGGCAATCCCGGGCCTTGATCCCAGACGTACCAGGCAAAACGCCGCCAGCCCTGCGTGCGCATCCAGTCGAGCCAGCCATCCCAGTAGGGTATGACTTCGTTGTTACGGTGGATCAGCCCGAGATTGACGAGCACCTGGCCGTTCGGAGCCATCGGCAGGTTGTAGAAAACGCCGCGCATCAGCGCATCCCAATCAATGATGGTGTTCGTATAGTCCCGCTGGTTGCCGTAGGGTGGCGAGGTGAAGCACAGCGCTGCCTGATCGCCAGCCATAAGCGTGGAGATCACGTCGGCATCGGCGGCATCACCACAAATCACGCGATGCGCACCCAGTTGCCAGACGTCGCCTGGACGCGATACCGGATTGACCGGCGTATCAGGCACCTCGTCGGCAGCATCGTCGTCGGAATCAGCCGAGGACTCTCCGGCCGTTCCTTCCCCACCATCCACCAGTAAATCCTCAATTTCCTCGTTGGTGAATCCGGTCAGCGTCAGGTCGTAACCCGACTCCGTGAGTTCCGCCAGTTCCGCAGCAAGCATTTCTTCGTCCCACCCTGCGTCGAGTGCCAGACGGTTGTCGGCGATCACGTAGGCGCGCTTCTGTGCCGGCGAGAGGTGACCGAGTTCGATGACCGGCACCTCGGTGAGTCCGAGCTTACGGGCAGCGGCCAGCCGACCATGCCCGGCAATGATGCCGTTGCTACCATCGACCAGGACGGGATTGGTCCAGCCGAATTCGACGATGCTGGCAGCGAGCTTGGCAACCTGCGCCTCGGAATGTGTGCGCGGATTGCGGGCGAACGGGATCAGCGTCTCGACCTTCCGGTATTCGACGTTCAAGGTTTGGGTCATGGAATGCAAAAACCCGCCACAGTGGGCGGGTCGTAGATTGGGTGGTAACTCAGTTCAGGTGGTAACCGGGGTGGTAACTGGTAACCCGGTAACCTCGTTTCGCGGTCTGACGCTATCGAAATGCCGGGCTGTCGCCCCCCGCATGGGATTTTGGACAGGAAGGACCCATCGAACTTTCTGACCGGAAGCAATGTAGGCGTCACACCCACACCGCTCGCCAGATCATAGCTGTCATCCTATCAAAATCCGGCCTTTGTGTTGCATGCCGAATTCATCGCAAAACGCCCAAGAGCCAGAATCCACGGACATTCACGGCATGCATTGCTCTACTTGACCCTCCAGTTTGGAAGGATGGCCGGCGACTCCGTTTCGCCGATCATTCAGATGATCGACCACGATCTGTAGCGCCCTTTGCCACCGCCGCCAGGCAGTCGTGCGGTCGCGCCCGAGGCGGCGGCAGATGAACTTCCACTCGTAGTGCTTGGCGCGCATCCACACCAGATGCCGCTGCTCGACTTCGAGCCACTGCATCCAGCGCATCGTCTCCAGCATCCGTTCGATGGCCTCGGGAGTTGGGGGCAGCGGCCGGTACTCGTAGTCCTTGTCGTCGAAGCCTTCCCACCCATCGCGCACGAAGGCTGGCCACACG